ATCTCAGATATCTGGAGAGTATAAAAATATCGCTGGCTCCATGGGCTTTGCCATAAGAGGGCCGGATGGGCGAGTGCAGGCGTCTCCTCTTATGGAGTTTTACCGTTCCACGTTGGATAATGCGGTGTTAGATATTCAGTCAGGTGCGTTTGATTATGGGACAGTTCTAAGACATACTGTGAGCAATATGACGAATTCCGGATTGCGATGGATTGATTATGATTCTGGTGTTCATAACCGCGTAGATGTAGCAGCCAGAAGAGCAATACTGACAGGTTTCCGGCAGGTGCAGGGTAAGATCAATGAACAAGTGGCTGCAGATCTCAATACAGACAGCTACGAGGTGTCTTATCATGTTGGAGCCAGGCCGTCACATCAGCCATGGCAAGGACGTGTGTGGACCATGGAGCAGCTAAGGAGCATTTGTGGGCTTGGTACAGTAACTGGTTTACATGGAGCAAACTGTTATCATGATTACACCCCATTTATACCTGGGGTCTCAGTACGAACTTATACAGATGATCAGATTCAGGAGATGCTGGAAGAGGAAAATACTCCTAAGGATTATTATGGAAAACCCTATACCACGTATGAAGCCCTGCAGGAGCAGAGAAAGATGGAGCGCAGCATACGGGCAACACGGCAGCAGGTGAAGCTATTGCAGGCTGGCGGAGCCAAGGAAAAGGACATTATCCTAAAAAAAGCAAGATACCAGGGGCAGCTGCAGAAGTATGCTGACTTCTCTAAAAAAATGCATCTTCCAGAGCAGAAACAAAGGATCATGCAGGACGGGTTACGTGGTCGTTTCACTCCGACAAAAGCGGAACAGAAAAAACTTGAAGAGTTTTTAATAAATGATAAAATAAAGGCAGAGTTAGCGGAAGCAAAAATTCGCGGGGTTCCTCAAATAGATCCAGAAAAAATTGATCTGTCTGAATTTACATATGATCACGAACATATTAACGAGGAACGCTTTCATGGTGTCACGAGAGAAGAGGCAGAACAACTTGTAAAAGAAGCAGATATTTCTCTTACGAGATGGAATGGACGTTTTATTAATTATTATGGTCCGAACGGTGCGGTGTATATAGATTTGGAAAACAAAAATATAAGAACTGCATTCAAGAAAGATCAGTTTGATGAGGCAACACTAAAAATAAGGGAGGTGGTAGAAAAGTATGGAACCAAGAAAAATTAACTGCCCATTACTTGGAAAGGAAATTGAGGACGGAATGTGTTATGATATACATATGAATGTGGAGGGACTGGCACCGGACTGGACGATTCCTAAGAAAGTATTAGAGAATCCAGGCTATAAAAAAATTTGCATACAATGTCAACATCATAGAGATGATTAATACCACCGGTTGGTAAAAGAAGACTGGTGGTATTTTTGTACAAATTTTTAGAAAAAGTTGCGATATTACAACTGTAAAGAAGGTGATTTTATAAAACGGATATCATGGATATGGAAAAAAATTTTTCAAAAATCAAAATGTTCTCATCATTATCGTAAGCACTGGAACCGTGAAGCTGGTTCGTGTGGCGGTTATGTGCGACGTTGTACAAAATGTGGTAAAATTTTAGATTAGGAAGTCATTGAATTAGTTATAAACACGCAGGCAAGCCCTGGGTGTTCTTTTTATACCCAATTTTGGCGTGGCTGCCGTAAAAGCCTACTTTTAAGATGGACGGCTACCCATCGCAAAAAGCCGAGGAAGGAAGCAACATGGCAATTTTTAAGACAGAAACCCTGAAAGAGAAAGGGCTGACCCAGGAACAGATTGACTACATTATGGCGGAGACCGGAAGAGAGGTAAATGCTCTTACTGCGGAGAGAGATGGATATAAAAACCAGTTGGCAACCGCGCAGGCTTCTCTGAAAGCGATGGAGGGGATCGACGCAACAGGACTTCAGACAAAAATCAACGAACTTTCTGAGCAGATGAAGGGTAAAGATGCAGAGATCGAGAAGATTAAATCAGACTATGCGTTTGATGCGGCGGTCAAAGAAGCAATCCGGAAGGCGTCTGGAAGGAACGAGAAGGCGATTATGGCATTAATGGATATGGACACGCTGAAGGCTTCTAAGAACCAGGCACAGGATATTGAAACAGCCTTAACATCTCTCAAAAAAGAGAATAATTATCTGTTTGGCAGTTCCACTCCACTTCCGAGAGTGGTCAGCAGCACTTCAGGAATTAACAATGATGCACAGACAAAGAGAGAGCAGGCCAATGAAGCATTGAGAAACCTGTTCGGAAAAGGAGAGTAAAATATGGCAGTAAATATTACAGACAGATCAGCAGTTGAAGCTTTAATTCGCGAGCAGATTGTATCTACCATCTTCCAGGATGCACCGAAACAGTCCGCATTTATGGGAATGGCGCGCAAGCTTCCAAACATGACATCTAAGCAGACCCGTATCCGCGTTCTGGATTTTCTTCCGACGGCTTATTGGGTGGATGGAGATACTGGAATGAAGCAGACCTCTATGCAGGCGTGGGACAACGTATACCTGACAGCCGCAGAGCTGGCGGTTATCGTACCGATCCCGGAGTCCGTATTTGACGATGCCGAGATTGATATTCTGGGAGAGATTACTCCGAGAGTCAATGAGGCAATCGGTCAGAGGGTCGATGCGGCAGTTATTTTCGGTGACAACAGACCAAGAGAGTGGCAGGCGGACATCATCACCCTGGCACGTCAGGCCGGGAATAATGTTTCTCCGTCTTCTGGCAAGGATTACTATGATCTGACTCTTGGAGAGGACGGCGTATTTTCCAAGGTTGAGGATGATGGCTACGCAGTAACCGGAGCGATCGCCCCGATGACGTTTAAATCCAAGCTGAGAGGATTGCGTGATGCGAACAAACAGCCGATCTTTACACACAGTATGCAGGATTCCAGTAAGTATGCATTAGATGGAGTACCGATTCAGTTCCCGGAGAACGGTTCCTTCATGCCGGATATCGCGCAGCTGGTTGTTGGCGATTTTTCCAAGGCAGTTTATGCAATCCGTCAGGATATTACTGTAAAACTGCTGACTGAGGGTGTTATTCAGAATCCGACAACAAAGGATATTGTTTATAATCTGGCACAGCAGGATATGATTGCATTACGTGTAGTTTTCCGTATGGGTTGGGCGCTTCCGAACCCAGCAACACGTCTCAATGAGGATCGTACCGGTTGTACGTTTGCTTATTTGGAGCCTGGCACTCCCGCAACAACCCAGAAAGTAACTTTTACGGTAACGGATGGCAAAGAGTCCAGCCCGACAGCCTATGAGGATGTCCGTATTAACGTAGATGGTGCGATCCTTAAGACGGATTCGGCTGGCAAAGCGGAATTTAACCTGAGAAAAGGCACTTACACAGCCAAGATCACTAAGAAAGGCTTTGTTTCAGTAACGGAGACATTCACGGTTGATGCAGCAGCTGTAAACAAAGCGATCACGCTGGTAGCACAGTCCTAACAAGGAGCTGATGAAATGGTTTATGTAACACGGGATTATTATATTTCCGGATATCTGCAGGGGCGTTCCCCTGCGGTGCCGGAGGCAGATTTTACATTCTGGGAAAAGCAGGTAGAGCGAATGGTTGACAGATATACATTCGACCGGATTAAGGCAGATAATAGTCTGGTAACAGATGATGTGAAAGATTGCATCTGTGAACTAACAGAGCTGTTTTACCAGGCGTATAAGGCTTCACAGAGTGTATCTGATCACGGAGGTCCGTTAAGTTCCTATTCCAACGATGGAGAATCCGGCACGATCGATCTGTCACGGTCGATTTATACTGAAGAAGGGAAAAGAAACAAATGCCGTGAAATCATTGGTCGTTATTTGGGAAATACATCGCTTCTTTACCAGGGGGTGTGAGCATGAATCCAAACTATAACCGGACAATCACTGTTTTCAGGAAAGTAGATTCGGAATGGGAAAAATTAGTATTTCATAACTGCTTTTGGAAGTCCGGGATCACAGTGGTACAGAATGGCACTGAGGCATCACAGGTCAATACCTATACTGTTCGGATTCCTCTGGAGGCTGTAGGAAATAATTTTTCAGTGGCGTCAGGTGATGTGGTGGTTCTGGGTGAGTGTGCAGATGAGATCACGGGAAAAAGCCCATGCACGGCATCGGAAGTTTTACGGAAAAACAAGCCGAATGCATTTTTCGTCAGTGCCTATTCCGATAACACCACATATCAGATGGCCAGACATTACAGGCTGGGAGGATAGTCGTG